AGAATCTTCAAGCTTCCAAGGCCAGACTCGCCACGGTGCCGACCTATGTCTGATGTGCTTGCCGTACTGGAATTTGATTGCGATGTCGATGGGCTTTGTACTGTTGTCGCTGATCTCGATGACGTTGTTGTCACAAGCAAGGCGTCGCTACTCGATCCTGAAGAGTACGGACCTGCCATGTGCAGAGGCTCCTTCTACCTTCAAGATGACGAAGTGATTCCAGAAGACGATGGAGACCTCCGAGAATTCGTCGAAGCCCGAGTCGACAACTGGGAACCAGTCGATCTGTCCGATCTATACGGCGATTGCGAGGACAGTCCGTAACGAGGCTGACTACGACGACTGGGAGTACGGCACCGAGCCAATTCGTGGAGACACTGCTTGGATCGCTCCGACCAGTGTGCTCCACGTCTACTCCCGGTTGATCCAGCGGTTTCAGGAGGCGGAGACGGTGAGTTACCCGCAGCTGGCAGCACTTGCCATTTCGGAGCTTCTTACTCTCCCACCTGAGACTCTTACAAGACTGTCGCAAAACGTCACTTCTCTAGTACACTAACTTCGTTTTACTACCGACCATGCTTACTCTTCTCTCTGACAAGGAAGTCCACCAGCTTCACAGCTACATGACTGAGCTGACCACCACGATGGAAAAGCTCACCCGAGTCCTTGGTGGTGCTCAGACCGTTTCCTTCGACTTCGAGCGCCCCAGCACCCAGAAGCCCGTGCAAGTTTCTGACACTCCGGTGCTGAAGTCTCAGCGTAAGACTCGTGCGTCCAAGATCCATAGGGGCGGCAACGCATCTCTGTCGGTGCGCCAGGTTGGCGAGATCAAGCGACTGCTTGGTGCCGGCAAGGCTGCAGCCGCGATTGCTCGTGAGTTCAAGGTCCACTACAGCACCATCAACGCCATCAAGTGGGGCAAGACCTGGAAGGATGTGCAGCCCTCCAACGCCAAGCCGCTGGAGATCGTGGAGATTCGTAAATGATTTTGTGTGACAGCCAGATACGGGCCCTCTGTGAGGAGGGCCTTGTCGATCCCTACGACCCGGCACTCGTCAACCCGGCCAGTCTCGATGTGCGTCTCGGTGAGAATCTTCTCGTTGAGGTGGAACAGGACTCGCTTATGCGGCCCTTTTCTCTCAAGGGCTACACCGAGGACTGCCCTCTGCTGTTGCCGCCCGGCGAGTTCGTTCTCGCCGAAACCGTCGAAACCTTTTTCCTCCCGTCATTCTTGGCGGCGCAGTTTGCCCTGAAAAGTTCCAGGGCTCGCTCAGGCATCGAGCACTTGATGGCTGGTTACTGCGATCCAGGCTGGCAAGGTTCCAAGCTCACGCTGGAACTACAGAATGCTCGGGCTATTCACCCGGTTGCGCTTTGGCCTGGTATGCGCATCGGACAGATGGTGTTCCACGTCATGTCTGCACGGCCAGCGGAGGACTACTCCATCGTCGGACATTACAACTTTGACCAACAAGTTACTGCATCCAAACTATGAGCCAGCACGATTTTATTGACGCTCTTGTTAATCGGCCTAGTCATTACACCTCAGGACGTTTTGAAGTCATTGATGTGTTGGATGACTGGGTACAACACGCTCCTGATCCTGTTGCTGGTGCATACCAGTGGCAATGCCTTAAATATCTCAGCCGTATGTGGTTGAAGGACGACCCTGGTGTAGATGCTTCAAAAAGTATGTGGTACTTAAAGCGCTTAATTGCGTACATAGAAAGTACTCGAGTTACTACCGACACAGGAAAAACTGATGGACAACTTTAAGTTTGAATTGATCCGGGCTAACAAAGCCCAGGAAATTATGTACTGCACTAATGCCAAGTTCCAGGCGGCTACGGCGCAAGGGTTAGTTGATGCCTTTGTAGATTTTGCGTCAGGCTGTGGCTACCACAAAGAAGACTTAGCAGAGGCCTTTGAAGTAAACCAACCTTCATCTAACCAATGAACAAAGCACTAAATTTTACCTTTGTCTGCGTGGCACTAATCGCTGCACCTTGGCCTGCCGTTGCCTCTGGCAGCCGGGATGACAACCGCAACGGCTCCCAGCAACAGACCAACAATCAGAGCAACAGCCAAACTAACAACCAAACCGCTACCGCTACAACCGGCAGCAACGTCAACACCGTAAACATTTCAACTGCAAACGTTCCAGGAGGCTTGAACTCCGTTTCTACCTCTAACACCAACAACTACATCGGCTATCCCGATTGGATCAATGTTGCCCCATCGCAATCTGGCGTCTCTGTTGACTCTGTGACCTGCCAAGGGCCAACGCTTACTGCCACCGCCTCAACACTGACCACCAACTCCTACAGCAATCAGTACGGAGTACAAGGAGCTATCGGTTTTTCGGTGCCAATTGGTGGGCAGGCAGACTGCAACGCAGTACAAGCCGCAATCCGTAAGCGTGCTGTTGTTGAAAACAGCGTCAGGCTTGCCCTTGCCTGCAAGCAGCTAGAGGCCAGCGGCATTCAGGTAGACGCCGAGAAGTTCCCAGACCTCGCAATCTGTGTTTCCAGGTGAAGTGTCCGAAGTGTAAAAGTACCAGCACTCGGGTGACGTGTACGCAGCACCAAGGCAACGAAACTAAAAGGTATTGTCGTTGCCTTGACTGCCAGAAACGCTACATCACGATGGAGACGTACCTAGTTCCAGTGCGTGAAGTACACCCCAGGCAAATTAAGCGTGGGGAGGACAATCACCTTTCCGTTCTGACGGAACAGAACGTGCGAGACATACGACAGCTTGCGCAAGACAACACCTACAAGGTTATAGCCAAGCAGTATGGGATTCATCCGCAAACTGTCTACCGCATCGTCAAAGCGAAGCGGTGGTCCCACGTAAAAGACACTCCTACTACCTAACCATGCCAGCGCAAGCAACCGTCTTAAATCCATCCGTTAGAGCCAGGCAAGCGCGTAACAGGACGCTAAACATCAGGGTCACAGATGAGGAAATCAAACTGGCACAACAGCTTGGGAATGGTAATGCTTCTCATGGGTATCGGATGGCAGTGCGTTACATGGCCGAACGGTCGATTCGGGGGATTCCGCTGAGTACCATGCTGCGGGCGGCTGCTGAGATGGCGGCTGAACTGGAGCAATCTCCCAAGCGTGGGGCACCTCGTACCAGCCGATGAAAACGCACCAAAACACCTGCCCAACGTGCAGTTGCACCAAGGTCGTGGTGCTAGACACGCGCCTGCAGAAAGACGGAACCCGGTGGTGGCGGATGAAGTGCCGCTCCTGCTTGGATGACTGGCGGATTCAGGACGGCCAGGTCTTGTCGGACGAGCGTCCTAGGGACTGGCGCGTACAGGCTTGCGATCTATGCAAATACTGCATACACCAGTGCAACGGCTTCTGCTCCCTGGGATTTCCAGAGGCAACGGATCCGGCTTTTGTTTCAGTCTGTGTTGCCAGGACACTCGAAGGAACTGCTCCTGTAGTACAGTAACGCTGTTGTCGCCCCACAAGGCCTCCAATGTCTGACTTTTCTTTACTGGCTGATTTGACTGCGGCATATCAGCGGCAGTTGGGTGCTCTCGTGAAAAGGGAGAGCAACCGTGACCTGATGGATATGCACCTGCCTCTCGATGTGCTCAACGTCATTGAGGAGGAGTTGCTGCCTGCGCTCCAGGCGATTACTGCTGCTTTGGACTGGGAACCCAGCGACGCTGACTTGCTTGGTGAACCGCCGCTGTCTTCCGCCGAGATGCTTACGGCTGCCTGGCAGCAGCACCTCTCTGCCCACAACTGAACCACACAACCATGAAATTTCTACAGGGCATCGAGCATCTGCACACCCTCAGCAACGCCACCACCATTGCTTTTGACTGTGAGACGACCGGGCTCCAGCCGGTTTTCGGGGGATTGCGGTTGCTCCAGTTAGCAGCATTGGATCGCACGCCGGTGGTGATCGACTGCTGGGATTTGGCTGACGATGACTGGATTGAGTTGGAGGAGTTCTTCAGCCGCAAGCGTTACTGGGTTGCCCATAACGCTGTGTTCGATCTCGGGTGGCTGCAGGAGCACGAGCTGTATCCCGAAGGGGATGTGCTGTGCACCATGCTGGCCAGTCGCATCCTGACGAATGGGCTGCCTTACGCGAAACACGGCCTGCAGCATGTAGTGCATCGTTATTTGCGGCAGGACCTGTCCAAAGAGGAGCAGCGCAGCGACTGGAGCGGCGATCTGACTCCAGAGCAGTTGCTGTATGCCGCGAAGGACGTGCAGGTGCTGGTCGAGTTGGATGGGCCGATCAATGCTCGGATGGCGGAGGGGAATCTTCATCGGGCTTGGTTTCTGGAGTGCAAGGCGTTGCCGGCGATGGCGCAGCTTTGGAGAACCGGCCTGCCGTTTGATCGCACGTCACTAGAGGCGCTCTATGCCGATTTGGCGAAGGATCATGAGCGTCTGGGCGAGGAGTTTCTGCTGGCACTGGACGCGGCTCTGCCCGAGGGGTCCAAGCTACCTAAGGATCCCGACGGCAGCATCAACACCAGGGCTAAGGCCACTGGCACCATTCGCGGTGGGGACAAGCGGGAAGCCGGTTTCAACCTGAATAGTCCCAAGCAATTGCTGCATGTCTTTACGACATTGCTAGGAGAAAAGCCGGTGGATGCCAATGGGAAGGCCAGCGCCAGTCGGCAAGCCTTGCGGGAATACATCGGAGACCATGCGGTTGTGGCGGATTACTTGGCGTGGAAGCGCGTCGAGAAGCGTCGCCAGATGGTGGAGGCACTGCTGCGGTTTCTGGGGGACAGCGGTTTTATTCGTGCCAGCTACATGCAACTTGGGGCAGATACAGGACGCATGTCGTGTATTAGTCCCAACCTGCAGCAAATTCCGAGAGATTCAAGGTTCCGGGAGTGCGTACAGGCTCCAGCCGGGTGGAAACTGGTAGTGGCGGATTATGCGCAGATGGAGCTTCGGC